CGAGCAGACAGAACACCAGCAGCAACCGGATCAACCGCTTGCATAGAAGCAGCGTAGCCATCTTGAATATCTGCCATAGACGCCTCAAACGCAGGCATAGACATATTGTCCTTGTCAGCTTCACGAACAAGGTTCTGCATGTCCTGCTTTGCCAAGCTCTCGATCTCAACAACAGCAATCCGATTAGCGGCATCAGACGCAGCGCGTTCTGCTATTGTAGTAGGCCCACCGGCCTCTTGTAGCGCTTGTAAAGTAGGCAAAGCGCCTTCTTCGCGCACACGCTCCTGCCCACGCAGCTCCGCTGCTTGAGCGGCTTGTTTAAAGGCAAAGTCTGACATGCGATCTACTTGCTGAGAAATAGTCTGGCCAAGCCTCGCCTGCTCTCGCGTAGCCGCAAAGTCCATCTGCTGTGGCTGTCTGGTCTGTAAGCCGATGCGCTGATATCTGGGAAGGATAGCCATGTATTAACCTATAATTGTCCGTATCTATATGCGCCCTGTCCGAGCGTACCGGCAGCGCCAACATAAGAGCTTAACTGAGCTGCTTGCCCCGCTTGTTTGTAAATGCCAGATTGTGTACTTGCTTGACCAAGGGCCATAACTGCATTGTCAGCGGCAATATTAAATTCTCTTACGCCCTCACCTGTTGCAAACTTTTGCAAGGTAGCAGCAGACCCAGATGTGGGATCAGCGCCAACAGCAGAACGAGCAATAATAGCCGCAAGCGTTTGATTAAGATTACGCAAGGCATCAACACCCTTTTGCTTGTACGCAAGTGCCTCAGATCTACCTCGAAGCTCTGCTTGCCTGGCTTGTTCTTCATATTGTCTGCGCTGGGCATTACCCGCAGCTATTGATCCAGCAGCAGAAACCCCAGCCATAGCAAGCTGAAAGCCACCGCTGGTTACTAATGGAGCTAAAACAGCCATATCAATTCCCCACGCTCAAACGATATTCTAAGCCCAGAACGGTCATTGCTAATGGTACATTCTGACTTACGGTTATTTGTCCGGTTCCACTATAGCCCAGCAAGCCGTGAACGGTTTTAATGCCAGTAAATGGATCAACGGGCTTATCTAAAACATTCTCACCAAGATTTCTAAACGGAACTTGCTGGCCGTTAATTGTCATGTTCTGAGTGCCGTTGACGATTGCATCAACCTGGATGATCCTCTTTTTAAACCCCTGAACAGATCCAGAAGATAAAGTCGGCTCGGCTGGCATTGTTTTGGCTGTCACCGTATAATCAAGGCCAGCGACGAAGGATGTAGTTGAAGCGGTCGCAAAATCTACACGACCATCGTGACTTGCAACCTTAGTGCCATCGATCACGCCATCGCGTATAATCTTAACAATTCTATCTCTAAGCCCAGTGCTGGTAACTTCTCCAGCAGCCCCGCCAGATACAGATCTATCTAAAGTAATGTCTGGATTAAACTTTTGCAGATGATAGGTGTTTGTAATGTAGCTACTTACCCATGACTCACCGGCAGCATGAGCATCCCAGAATGCGCCAACAAACAATAATATTCTGGCATAGATATAGTTATTACTTGTTACATCGGTAAAGCTAATAACTGTTGGCCCTGGCCCATAAACAATTCTAATCAGAGTAACATCACCATTTGCATCAATGGTTATTGTAGATGTTCCGTTGCCATATGATTCCCAAAACCCAGCGTCTAAAGTGCCGACAGCGCCGTTCTTACCAAGATCTGCCCTTGGATAAGAGTCAACAGTTTCTAGCAACCAGGCATATACACCGCCGTCTGATGCATCCTTTGTACCAGCAGCGATCTCGTTTATTGCCGCAGAAAGCCCATCTGTAGTATTCCAGTCCATAACAGGAGCTTTAACGATTGTATAAACGTCTGAAATCTCCACACCAACAGCAATAAACTCACCGTCAGTTGTAAACCTACTAGGTGCAATTACGTTCTGGCCAACCAGAATAGAGTAAACAGCCATCGAACCATCTGTGCCATTTACCACAAACAAGCGATCTGACTCATCTGTAGAAGCTGCGCGACGAGCAGCAAGATCAACGGGGTTCTTTAGCAAGTGAGAGCTGAGAGCAGAGAGCGGTTGAACCTGATAGGACGCCGTAGTGTCACCAAATTGAAACGCATTCAGAGATTTTCCCTGCCTTTGAATAAAGACAGACGCGCCGTTTAAATCTTCAATAGGCACACCAGGCTTAGAGCCAAGCCTAGTTTGCGGCCTTATAAAAAAGCTCGAAGGCGTTATTGGATCATCGCTTGATTGTATTACAGCGAACTCACCGCCCGTTGTAAATATTCGTAAGTCATTGCCTGAGAACAAATTAACAATGCTGTTAAGCTGATTGGTGTTAATCGTTGCCTCAACTGACTCATCGGCAAGGCCAGTGCCAGGATTGAAATCAAAGTAATTAATTACATTAGATCCCCAGATCGTATTCTGCCTGGACTTAGATCCACCAAAGTATAACCGGCCCTCATGGAATGCCGCAGACTTAGGCCACCCGCGAGTGTTTGACCACACATCCTCATAGCCATGCTCGCTTTCCCAGTTACCGGCAGTGACGGCGCTGGCATCAAAGAAGTTTACTTCAACAACAGCCTTCATTTCCGTAGAGGAAACAAACTCAACATATCGAGCGCGGCCAAAGGTGCTAATAACCTGAGCATATTCGCCAACAGCAGCAGCAGCAAATGGCTCAACCTTGTATCCCGTTGTGTTGTCTGGCGCTGTAGTCCAGGCGGGATAAACAGTTAGAACCTTTGTAGATGCTACATAATCCTCAACGTGGCGCGTTTGGCCTGATCCAGTACCAGATGTTAAAGTAATAAACATTCCGTTTGGCTGATCGTCCGAGCTAAAGCTAGATGAGGATTTGAGGGTAATTGTTTCAGCCCCGCCAGCCTGAGCGGTTCCGGTGTCTGTCGTTGCGGCTGAGGCCAAAATTGTAATATTACCAGTGGTGGCGCTGGGCGTAATGGTAAAGTTAGGCTGGTGCGTATCAAACGCATAAGCATACTGAGGCAAGTTCGTCAGAGGCAAGTTTTCTAGCGTCCAAGACGTATCGCCGTTTCTAACCAGGCGTTTGGTTTGTAGATCTTCATGGCAGAGAATAAGCGTATCAACCGCTTGCGTATAATTGATCTCATCGAGCATCGCGGCAGTTATATCAGTAGCCGCAATATAATCATTGCCAGAAGCATTTATGTTTGCTTGCAGCACTCCAGCCTTGAAAACATAGATCCTTTGATTGACTAAAACTAAAAGATAGCTGTCATTTACGCTGAACTCAAAAGGAATGATTTTAAAATCTGTAAACGTAGCCCCAAAGTCATAGATGAACTGAAGCCCATCACGGCGACGAAACCCGCCTTGAGGCTGAATGATTACATTCGTAGCTTCTTCCAGGGCATTCTGATATTGCTGTAGATCCGTTCTAGCACGAATAAGCGGATCAAGCTCGCCAACCGAGAAATTGGTCTGGAACTGTATTACCCGCATTTTAGTACCTTACGCTGATTAGAGAATAGTCCTCAATGACTTGCGGCGGCTTTCCTCGGCCATCAATATTCATAGCAGCTCGCATTTTACCACCACGCCCAGAATCAGCCGGTGTGCCATATGCTTCGGCCCTGAAGTAATCAGCCTTAGAGATTTGATCCGTTATAACGAAAGATAGCTTAGAAGCTAACGCATAGGTAAGAAGATCGATAAAGTAGGGAGGCATTTTGCTCTCATCTACTGTCGCCTGGTAATCAATATAAACCTCTTCAAAGTTTGTATAAACCTGATCCTGATAGATTTCCCAGCCGTATCTTACCGGCAACTGGCCAATGCCAGAGCTTTGAAACAAGGCTATAACGCCAGAAAGCATATCGCCTGGCATTTGATAAGCATATTTCCATTCGTCTACTGGGGCAGCAGACAATCGAGCAAGCTGTTCTTTTTGAACGCTCCAGCTCCAAAGGTAGCTTGATAAAAGTGTATCGCGCAGATCTGGATATAATCTATCGCAAGCCTGGGCCGCATCGGTTCCCTCTGTAAACGAAGAAATGGGCGCGGCACCCAACAGGATTAGAGCATCTGAGCAGATTGAGAGTGAAGTATCACCAGCGGCCATATTGCCCTCCTGTTAGTGGGGAAGGGGAGCCGAAGCCCCCCAACCTTTAGATAACTGCCGTTGTAATAACGCCAGATGTATTTGTGGCAACAAGGGTCTGACCACCATCACTACCATATGTATAGATCCAATCACCAGTAGTGATAAGAGCTTGAACGGTATTGAAGTAACCAGAACCAGCAATAGCAGCTTTGTTGTCACCAGATGACTTATAGCTATAAATTGCTGGGGCATTGCCGCTTTTAGAAGCGCCAACTGTTGCCCAATTTGCAGATGCGAATGCCATTGTCTAATCTCCTAATTATTCGGTGCAAGAAATTTTGACAATGCCTTCACCGTCGATTGCAACAGAACCGGCGGAGAACATCGAGCTAACCAAGAATGACGTTTTTTCCGGAACGTAATTCACTTCGGTTTTCTGCGACATTGACTCAGCGTAGCCCATTGAATCCTGGTGCCAAGCAAAACAGGTGCGAGTAGAAGGCTTAGGAATACCGCCCTCATCACGATCACCCATAGTCAAAATGGTGAAGCCCATGAACGTGTTGATCTCACCTTGCACAAGAGCCTTTACAGCAGCAAAGTCTTGACTGGTGATTTCAGTTTCGCCAAGCAATGCGTCGAGCTGAGAAGCATGCATGAGCAACCTACGATTTTCTGAAGGTACGTTCTTCTCATTCAATGCTTTCGCTGTAGCGCGTAGCTTTTCAATGTTCATGTTAGTGCCAGCACCGCCAACAGTTGTTGCAACTGTAGATGTACCAGTGGCCGCATTCAGAGCATCAATCATAATCTGATCCATACGACGAGCGATAGATTTAGATACGACTTGAACCAACTCAGAGCGCTCATCAAAGTTGATGTGCGATTGCTGGAAGATGTCTGAATATTCTGCCGCGATGTAATCTTCCATCGTTGCAGTTACTCGACCATAAGTCACATTCAGTGGTGTGACATCAGTTTGTGGAACGCGAAGCGTAGCAACACCTTTTCCTATTGTGGGAAACTTTACAGTATTACCGGCTACTCCGGTGCGTGTCCTCATCGTGCCGCGAAGCAGCGATTCGGCTTGATACGCTTGTTTGACCTCAGAATCGAAAAGATCAACAAACGCCGTTGTGACGTTCTGCGCCATTGCAGATACCTCCTATTGGGTTTCAACAAAACGCTTCCGTTATCCGAGGGTCGGGCGGTCGCTTGCGCGTTATGGCCGCGCCAGCCAGTAGAATACTACATCCAACGGGCCGGTGCGCGGTTAGCCGTCAAGACTAAAATACACGCAAGCGATACTTATTGCAAGAGTTTAGGCTCTTTGCTGTGATTGGAACCATTGACGTTCCATTTTGGTGCGCCAGGCGGCATCAGTTTTCCAACGCGGATCTGCAACAGCAACATTAAGATCTTCTTTAGTAAACTCTTGCTGCTCAACTACCGGCTTGATCGGAATATTCTCATTCGTGATGGCTTGGTGATACTTCAAGAACGCATTGATCGAGTCAGCATTGTTTAAAGAATACGCTATCGCTTCACGCTCAGAGTTGTTGAGAGGTGCCTTTTTCAAGATGCGCTCAGTCATTTGGATCTTCTCAGAAGCATTAGAGCCTAGCTTCTCCATTTCAGCGCGTTGATCGTATTCAATACCTTCTTGCTCATCCTTTGACATTGATAAGACACGACCGGCCAGATCCTCGAATGCATCCTGGCTAATCCCGTTCTCCTTAGCCCAGTCCTGATATACGGCGACAGTCGGATCGTCAGAGTCCAAACCCTGATCCGCAAGTGAAGATATATCATACTGCTCCGGTGCTTTATGCTTGCCCGACTTAAACTTCTTTTCCAGCTCTGCGTAACTTTTCGCCAGCTTTTCAACATCAGGGCCATCCTCATCCCAAAACTTTGCAGGGTAATAGTCAGGGCGCTCTAGCGGCCCATCATCATCTTCAGATGCTTGCATCTCTTCTTGTGGCTGTTCGTGAACCGGAATAGGCGCATCCTCTTGAGGAGCCTCTGGTTCCGCCACGTTAATCATCGGTGCATCTGCATCCGCTTCTACTGCTGCCGCTTCTTCAGCCATTGTTTGACCTTTCTATTTTTTTCTCAATCATGCGAACGATCTCTGCCATTCCTGTTCTAGCATAACCAAAGCTCGCATCTTCTCCAGGGTGCCAAGTCGGTTGCTCAATCGTAACGCTACGCAAATGGCTTAGAACCTTCTGCCCTTCAGAACTCTTGAAAACCTTACCATATAGAATGTCTATATCTTCGGCTCTTGGCGCTTCACTGACAGCCTGGGTTAATCCTTCCCAGCCTTCGGGTGAACTCATTGCATTGCCTCCATTGTGGCCCCTCCATCAGTTGCAGCGGGTGGGCCTTGTTCTGCCATCATTGCTTGCTGCATCTGTTCCATCATCATTTGCTGCTCTTCCGGTGTGGTAAGCAGTTCTTGGTTTATGTTCATCTTGCTTGCGATAAATTGAGTTATGCGCGGGATAGACAGAGCCGCTTGACCCTGTGGGCCGAGAGCATTGGCGATCTGCATAAATTGCACAATATCGTTTACCTCTTGTAGCTTCTGAGCCTGAGCCAGAGGCGCAACCGGCGTAACCTTAACTTCAACGCCATTTACCTTTAGTGGTAGATCGATGAAGCCCTGCTGATCCATGATAAACAAAATGCGCGATACAATCGGAACCATTGTCTCATCTATCAATCGACCAAAGGCAGATCCTAGATTAGTCGCAAGCTCACGCGATCTCTCTGCAATCTCTGTTGCTGATCGAGCAGACATATTGTCAGGCGGCAACGTATCATCCATCAGGATCTTCTTCACGTTCATACGCAGATCATTCATTACGATCTGGCTTACGTTAAAGTCACCGGCTCTAGGGAGTGGAGCCAGTGACGCACCCTGTGGGCCACCGTTACGAGCGACACCGATAACCGCGCCAGGCTGTATCTTTATATTCTGAGGATTGAGAACACCATCATCTGCTGCTGTATATACGCCAGCAATCGCCAAAGAAGCGTTCTTGAGAACCAGCTCAACAGTTTTGTTAAGCGTCTTGATGTCAGAAATGGCTGTAACCAATGGGCCACGGCCATATATCTCACCGGCCACCTTCATATATCGAGCAACGATAAACGGTGATGACTTCATTGTCCGGTAGACAAGCTCTTGCTTCTTACCAGGCCAGATAACGTGATAACAATAAACGGCTCGCTCATAATCATAGATAACCGCATCCATCAGATCGATCTCTTTAGACGGT